ATGTTTGACGTAATGTGTGCTGTGAAACGAATGCAGGAGATCAAAGAATGATTGTCTCGCTATTTGTGGGTGTCTTAACACTTTTAAAGGTGGTATTGAAATGAAAGATAATCCTTTCAGTTTGGTCGTTAACGCAGAGAACGCTAAGTGTGTCGTTGAGTTTGATATTACCTCGGGTGAGATCAACTATGAGACATGGGAGGTGTTCTACAACAAACACTTTAAAGGCGACTTTAGACAGTCTTACAAGCCAGAAGACTGGGTGCTGGTCAATGACTTGATTCATGACAAGACGTGGTGTTCCATTGATGCACAGATCAAGGAACAATGGAAGGATGTAGAGGAACAACAGAGGGTTTATGATGAGCAATACTAAAGAATTACTGGAGCTGGCTCTAGAGGCCGTACTGGTTGGGTTTAAGGCTGAGCAATACATGAAAGACGAAGATTATGCCTTACAAGACAAGGCAGTAATCTCCATCAAGCAAGCCCTTTCAGCACCTGTGCAGGAGATTGAATACTGCAATGCGTATCACTGTGCTGGAGATTGTGGGCAACCGCACAATCAAAAAGAAATGCGGGACTTCCTTACGGCACAGCCAGCACCTGTGCAAAGCGCAGAGCGCGAGGAGCCTGTGTGGTGCGGGCATTGCAATGGAAGCGGGCGCATGGTGCGTGATCCTGACATCGGCACGGATCAAGAGTGTTTTGTTTGTGATGGCACTGGCGTACTCACGCAAATTGACAACATGACCGTAGGGCTGACCACCCCACCCGCACCTGTTCTGCCGCATTGCGAACACGATTTCAAAATGAGCCCGTCCTATGGTGGTTATCTTTGCGCCGTATGCGGAAAACCAGAAAGGCGCAAATGAAAATCGATCTTACCGAAAAAGCGATTCACAGCGCAGTCTATTGGCAAAACCGATGCTGCGATCTAGAAGAAATAATTGAACAGTTTTGCATGGATGCAGATGCCACAGCACTGGTGCAGGAGCCTGTGGGGCCAGAGCCATTTGGTTATTTTCAATACGACATTCGCCTTGACGCATGGGTGCAGAACCGCATCAACAACAAAGGCGCGGCTTTTTACACGGCAGGTGACATACGTGCTTTGAAGCACCGCATCCATGACCAAGACGCAATGCTGGAACGCCAAACAGCCCGCATTGTGGAGCTACAAGAACACACTGAAAATTTTGATGGAGAAGACCGATGAACGAAGAATTACGGCAGTTGCGCATTGAAAATAAAATTTTGCGTGAGGAAAAAAAACAAGCACTTCAGGACAGCGAACAGTACCGCTTGCAGATGGCTGGCATTAGTACCGCAGCGATTGGTTACTGGAAAGAGGGTGATGGCATCCACCCAGACTACGACACACCTGCACTGCATGATGTCGCCAAGCTGTATGCAGAATATGACGAGCTTTACAAGGCACAAAATGTGCCCCACGGCGTAATTGCTGGCGCACTGTTTGACTTCATGGGCTGGCTTACATCACGACCAAAGCGCATCATGTTGTCGTCTGCGGATGAGGCATCACCAGCAGTGGATGCGATCAAGGAGTTTGCCAAGATGCGCGGCTTGTCGCTTGATGATGCACGAGTGCAGGACTGGCAAGACAGCACTACCCCACCCAACGTGGCTACGCCACTGGCAGCACTGGCTCCGGATGAGCGTAGTAGTGCGTGGGTTGGGCTGACGGATGAAGAAATTGATGTGATAGATCAAGGCATGTGTGGTGAACGCGAATTTGCAATCCTGTTTGCACTAACAATCGAAGCCGAACTTAAAGCGAAGAATTCGCCATAAGGAGAGGAATAGTGACTAGCAAATTCCTGAGACACATAGCTTGTGAGCATTGTGGAAGCACTGATGCAAACTCGCTCTACGATGACGGCCACACACATTGCTTTGCTTGTGGTGTGACAGAGCACGAAGGTGCTTATGATGAGCGAACGGTAATGAGGGACGCAGTAGCGCCCAACAAGAAGGTTATTATGGACATCCGAGGACAATGTAAATCAATCCCTGATCGAGGAATCAGTCAGGCAACATGTGAGAAATACGGAGTAACAACAGATGGAGACAAACAGTATTATCCTTACACTAACGGAGACGGAGTTAGAACGGCTGTTAAGCAACGCACTGTTTCTACAAAGACATTCAGCATCTCAGGAGACTTCAACGGAGCGACTCTTTTCGGTCAGTCTCTCTTTCACGCAGGAGGAAAGGCTATCACCCTCACAGAAGGAGAACTTGATGCTTTGGCGGCTTTCCAGATGCAAGGGTCTCTATACCCTACAGTGAGTATCCGTAACGGTGCTCAGGCTGCTCTGAAGGACTGCAAAGCACAGTATGAATGGCTCAATAGCTTTGACTCTGTGGTCATCTGCTTTGATGGGGATGAGCCGGGTAAGAAGGCTGCTAAGGAAGTGGCTGAGTTGTTTGGCAACAAAGCCAAGATCATGCAGTACAAGGACGGCTACAAAGATGCTTGTGAGTACCTGATTGCAGGGGATTCTAAGGCTTTTGTGAACGCTTGGTGGAAGGCTAGTCCTTACGTTCCTGATGGTATTGTTAACGCTGCTGATCTCTGGGAGGAAATCTCCAAACCAGAGCCGATTGCAGAGGCACAGTACCCTTGGAAGGGCTTGAATAAACTCTTGTATGGTATCCGGCCAGCAGAGCTAATTACCGTTACTGCCGGAAGCGGCTTAGGTAAGAGTCAATTCTTGCGTGAGATACTATATAATCTGCTGAAGACTACAACGTGGAATATCGGAGGGTTGTTCTTGGAAGAGTCAACAAGGAAGACAGCACGGAGCATTATGAGTCTCCATGCTAACAAGCTTTTGCACTTGCCTGATACACCAACGACTGAACAGGAACTTAAAGATGCTTTTGATGCTACTCTTGGCAGTAACCGCATTTACTTGTTTGACCATTTCGGCTCAAGTGATGTGGACAACATTTCTAATCGAATCAGATATATGGCAAAAGCTTGTGATTGTAGGATTGTATTCTTGGATCACATTTCTATTGTTATTTCTGGTCAAGACAACGGTGATGAACGCAAAGCTATTGACAACATGATGACAAAGCTGCGTACACTGGTGCAAGAGCTGAACATTACTTTGATCTGTGTGAGTCACCTTAAACGACCCCAAGGCAACCAAGGCCACGAAGATGGTGGTAGTGTGTCTCTGTCACAGTTGCGAGGCTCAGGCGCTATTGCACAGTTGAGTGATGCAGTGATCACGTTAGAGCGTAACAGCATGGCTGAGAACGAGGATGAACGTCACTTGACTAAGATTGCAGTGGCAAAGAATCGGTACAACGGGGAAACTGGCCCTGCTTGTAAGTTACAATATAACGGCTATACTGGACGTATGATTGAAGTTGAGGAGGAAGTACTATGACAGACAATGTAATCCCTTTTAAGGAACCTGATCCTAAGTGTTCCTTTTGCGGTACACCTAAGAGTGCAGCACAGAAGTTCATTGCTGGGCTTAACGGTAAGAACATCTGTGGTAAGTGTGTTAAACATGCTACAAAGCGAATGAAGGAGAGCGAACATGGCAATGAGTGATGGAGGCAAGGGAAGTTCCCCTCGCCCTTTCTCGGTGAGCAATGAGGACTATGCAAACCGATGGGATGCTATCTTTCAACGGGATAAGCTGAAGGAAGAACCCATTGGCAAGGCTTTGGAAGAGGAACCTTTGAAGGAGGACGATAATGACTAAAGATGATATTCTGCGTATGGCTCGTGATACAGGGTCGATTGATTCTAATGAAGTAATTGAAACTATGTACAACGCATTTACTGACTCAGTTCGTAAAGCCATGATGCAATTGTTCACCGACCCGGAGAATCAACCAACGCAGCATGGCACTGTCACACTGGAATTCATGCAGCGCGAGATTGAGGCAGAGCGCGAGGCGTGTGCAGCCTTGGCAGAAAAGGAAGCACAGTATAGCGTTGCAACAGCTATCAGGGAACGGAGTCTTTCATGACAGTAGAACATCTAATCGTAGGAGCCACCGGAGTAGGTTACTTGGTGGTAGGTGTGCTACAATGGAGCAAGGGAGAAATCTCTAACGGGATGATCTGGTCAGGTTATGCCTTTGCTCAGATTGGGCTTTGGCTTAACATTAAATGAGGAGAAAGATCATGCCGGATATTTCAATGTGTAACGACTACTCATGCCCTGACTTTGACCGATGCTACCGAGCACAGGCAAAGCCTAGTGAGTATAGACAAGCGTACTTCTCCGAGTCTCCTCGAAGCATGGATGGTTGTCAGTATCTTTGGCCTATGGAAGAAACAAATGAGAATAGTGCTCGACATCGAAACAAACCTAGCACACGACAAGATACACCTAGTCGTAACTAAAGACATTGACACTGGAGAAGTACGTAAATGGAAAGCAGCAACTGGCCTAAACGACTATCTAAGC